AATCGTAGAAGATAACGCTAAGGTTTGCGAATCTTGGGAAACACCTATCCAAATCTTTATCGATGGTGATAAAACCACAGCTCTTAGAGTTATTGATAACCGTGAAGATGGTTATATGAAACGCGAGATCTTAGAGAAAACTGAGTCTTGGACTATGATGCCTGAAAATGAAAGAAAAGATTATTCGGCAACTTATTTAATGAGGGATGGCGATGAATGCGATTCCGAATCGGACCTTAAAAACTGGTTCGATACATGCGGTCAAGTGGAGGCTATATAATGAGAGTTGATTCATATTTAGGAACATTCTACCCCGAATCTGCAGGGGATATGCTCGAATTAGAAACTATTCGAAAAGCATTAAAAATGGCAGGAAATTTATTTCACTTACATGTTAGAGGAAGAGGACCTAGAAAAGAAGCTGGTCTTCTCGACGGAAAGGACTATACCTCCTATCTACCTCTTAGACATGCAACACATTACGATGTTTATATTAGACGTAACAAATCGTAACTTTTTTCAATTAGGGGGTTTACAAACCCCTCAAACTATGGTATAATGGTACCTATCAATTTAAAAATAAGGAGTTAAAATGATAAAATTTATATTAAGAACCGAGCACATAGCCACCGGCTATCCTGCAAATTACACAATCTCATTCTCTGAGTATCTTTTGTATTTCTTTAATTACGAAAGATTCTGCATGAAGATGGAATCCGCCTATAAAATCGTAGATGGATTAGACGTCTTTTTCGAGGAGGTGACTTATGTATAACTACGAAAACCCTACACAGGTTGAATTTGAAAATGAAGAAGGATATGGATATGCTTCAGGATCTCTTCAAGGATCAATCGAGGCCTCATTCGCTCAATTAGAGTGTGCAATAGGTAAACCTGATTATGAAGGAATTGGTGATAACATTACTACACAATTTGTAGTTAGGGCCAGGTTCTATAATAACAGCGATGATGATTTCGAATCAATTAAATTTACATTATATGATTGGGGTTATTCAAGAAATCTGAACGATCCTTATGAGAAAACTACATGGAATGTAGGAGGATCAGGTTATTCATCTTACGAAGCTGCGGAGTTATTTGTTAAAATAATGAATGATGATCGCTATCTAGAAGATATCATGGACATTAATTTCACCATTGATACTGAAATAATGGTAGAGGCAGCTTAACTATGGCATTACCCCAGTCGAGATATTTGGTAGAAAACAATGAAATGGCATTTGCAAACGGTATACAAAGAGTTTATAAGTTTCCTAATGGATATGGTGCTTCCGTTATCAAGCATGATGGCAGTTATGGAGGCACTAAGGGATATTGGGAACTTGCAGTTCTCAGCCCGGCCGGTGAGATTGACTATACTACACCTATTACTGATGATGTTATAGGTTGGCTCAATGACGAAGAGGTTATTTTGAAATTAAATGAAATTAAAGGTTTACAAGTATCGTGAAATACGGTATAATACACACTACAATCCAAAAAACATAAATAAGGAGTTATAATGGATAGATTAGCATTAATCAAACAAGCAGCTTTAAAAGCTAAAGCTAAAAAATTAAATACAACAGTTGAGGAATTAGAGTTCCAAGAAACTGTTCGTAAACTTGATGAGCGTAAAGCAAAAATCAAAGAAGAAATGAAACTACATAAAAAACTTACTGCTTCAGTAAAGAAAGCAGGAAAAGAATCTGTAGGTTCTCTAGATTTCAATACACCTGAGAATATGTATTATTCTGATAAAGATAATAAATCATTCTTAGAGAATAGTTCTTATATGGATGCATATAATGCAAATAAGAGCGCAGACGGTGATTACTAAATGCGCGAAGTACTATTCAACTATGGTGATGCTCAAATACAAAGAGATAAATCACCTGGTGGTATACCAAGATGGATCGTTACTTGGAAAGATGGTTCTTTCCAGATTTATAGTGCAGCTTGGTATAAATTAAAACAAGTTAGACAATTCGTGGAGGCGAAATTATCAAATGAGTCAGTTTAGTGATAGAGTAGAAAGACAAAGAACAAAATTAGCAGCAGAGAAATGGGCCAAGGGATTTAAATCCATTCATATCCATTCAATGCAATCATGTTGGTATGATGATAGACCAGAGGATACCGAAGATGGTGAATCTGTAACGGATATACAATATAATGATGGTACTGTTGTTAGGAGTAAACACGGGAAGAAAATACACACGTTTGGAAAACCGTTGAGAGGAGATGAATTAGTACACTCTTATGTTAGGCATGTGCAAGGAGATAATGGTCGCGCATAAATACTTTCGGGGTACGTCACTCTTTAACTCCTTATCATTCAAACTGTGACCTCTGCCCCAACCTTATAAATTATGGCATTAAAGAAAATAAATAAAAAACGAATCGCGATGAGAAAGGATCGGGTTTCACTTGATGCTAAAATGATGGGCCCAGAACCCATTTACACCGAAGATCAACACGATGAGATGATAGCAGAACAAGAAAATGGAACTGTTGGATCACTCTGGTCTACAGGTTCAAGATGGTATAATTATTTCTATGATAATAAAGATTATATTCCATACGCTATAGATTACCTAAAAGAGATAGAGAAATGGGACGAAGATAAGATTAAAATCTTTTTACGTTTACCTGATTGGAAGATTAGAAGAATAGGTAATATGGCCGTTATGTGGTCAAGAGGATATGTTTATACTACAGAACTTACGGCGAATACATCTGCAACTGCATTTGATTTATTTGAAGAAGCCAAAGAGCTAGAAGAGAAAAGAGTCGAAGCGGTTAAAGAAAAACCTAAGTTACCAAGTATACAAGAAAGAACAAAAGCAAAAGTTCAAGATACAATCTATACAGATTTTGATAATCTTGTAATTGATCAATGGATGGAAGAGAATTATAAAATTAAATTCGATGTATATACTGGATTTAAAAATCATGGGTTAAAGGGTAATGCCATATCTATATTTAAAGATATGATAATATATGAATATGAAGTATTAAAAGAAGCGTATGAAGGTACGTGTGATCAAGCAAAAGAAGCCTATTCCCATATCAAAAAGGGTGATAAGAGGAAAATGCTTAACCTATACGACACTATCTTTTCAGACCTAGATAAACTTAAAGATAGCTTTAAAGCAACGCGTAAGGCGCGTGTACGTGTGCCTAAGAGCAATGATAAACAAGTAGAGAAGTTAAATTATCTAAAAGAACATATTGATTCTAAATTAACATCAATCAATCCAATACTAATACCCACAAAAGAAAAGCTATTTGTTTATAATGTTAAACAGGGTAAGTTAGCAGAATATGTATGTGCTGATGTAAATGGATTTGAGATTGCTGGATCTACCATTAGGAATTTTGACCAAACATTAAGTAGAATAACTAAACTAAGAAAGCCAGATGATATACTTCCTCAGATTTTAAATAAGACAGAGAAACAAATAGATAAAATCTGGAAAGGATTAACTACAAAGATTTATGAACCAACAGGCCGAATTAATAAGGACTGTATTTTAATGAGAGTGATATAATGGAAATATTAGAGCAAAAGATCATGACAAAGAAAAGGTTTAGCACAGCAGTAGAAGAACTGGTTGTTAAACAAAACATGACCTATATGGACGCAATGAATTTTATCATAGAGAAAAGAGGAATGGATTATAGTAATATAAAGAAACTTCTTAGTGATTCTCTAAAGGAAAAAGTTACTGCAGAAGCCCAAGGATTAAACCTAATCAAAAATAAAAAAGGGAATTCTTTACCCGTATGACCTGGATAAATTCTAAGCAATGGCAAGAGAACTCAGATGGTTGGGTTAAAGCCATGCATGAATCAAGAGAAAGAAAAGAAAAAGCAAAACAGGAATGTGATCACGGCGACTTTGGTTGGTGTGATAATTGTTTAACCACCGTAGATGGTGAAAGGTTAGAACCGGTATGAGCTCAGGTGGATTACTAGTTCTATTGGTTGTTGCTTTAACTGCATTTTATCTTTGGTGGATATAGTGCAACCTTTCGATGCATATAGCATGTATAATGCACTTAAGTTGCATTTTGAACAGGATAGTTATGATGCAGTTAAATACAATTTTAAATCTAACGTTACTGCAAAATCATTCTTTGCTAGAAAAGATAAATACTTTTTTGCCAAACTAGCTAAGACTTATGATGATAAACTCTTACAATATTATATATCTAATTTTAAGAATGGAGTAAGTTACGTTGGGGATATGCTAAATGAAGATGGTGAAACCAATTTCAAAAAGCATATGAAAGTTCGCGAATCAATACATCGTGAGTTTCAAAAAGATATAAATAGTTTAGTAGATATGGATAAAGAGTTTGATAGTTTCTTTGAAGCAAAACAAACCCATCCATTGATAATAAAATTATTGATGAGAGAAGAGATTAGTTTAGAGACTGTTGTTATTCTGGATTCAATATTAGGGTTTATGGACCGTGAAGGAAAGAAGATAACTGAGACAATTATTTGGCCAGATATCTCTAGAAAGATTATGAAATATAAACCTTTTGTAGACTTTAATAAGATTAAATGTGTAGACATAATCAAAAAGGGGTTTACAAAACCATAGGAGTGTGGTATAATATACTCATTATATTATGAATAAAGTGGATAATTCAATTAATACAGTGTACATGGAGAAATAAAAAATGTCATTTGAAAATCTAAAGAGCGCACGAGGCTCGTCTATCGACAAACTCGTAAAAGCAGCAGAAGCTGTATCCACCCCAAAAGCTGAAAATACTTCTTATGAAGATAACAGACTTTGGAAACCTACTAGAGACAAAGCAGGAAACGGTTACGCGGTAATCAGATTCTTACCTGCCAAAGAAGGTGAAGATCTTCCTTGGGTAAGATACTGGGACCACGGATTCAAAGGTCCTAACGGTCAATGGTATATTGAAAAATCTTTAACCTCTATAAATCAACCTGATCCTGTATCAGAGTCGAATACGGTTCTTTGGAATACTGGTAGAGACGAGGATAAAGCTTTGGCGAGAGAAAGAAAAAGAAGGTTACATTATGTTTCCAACATTCTCGTAATTAACGATCCTGAAAACCCACAGAATAATGGAGAGGTAAAACTTTACCAATTTGGTAAAAGAATCTTCGACAAAATTATGGATGCTATGCAACCACAATATGCCGATGAATCACCTGTAAATCCATATGACTTCTGGGAAGGTGCAGACTTTAAAATTAAAATTAGAAAAGTCGATGGATGGGTTAATTATGATAAATCAGAATTCTCAGCCCCTGCAGCTTTGTATGATGGTGATGAAGCTCAATTACAAGATGTTTATAGTAAACTATATTCATTAGGTGAGTTCACAGATCCAAAACAATACAAAAGTTATGATGAACTTAAAGCTAAACTTAATAGAGTATTGGGTGTCGACGCTGGGATCAGTGCGGATATGGCAGCAATGTCCACTGCGCCTGTTCCTACGATGGAAA